ATTTGGAATTACGTAACTGTTACTATATTTGAATGAGTAGTTAGTTATGAATAATTTTAATTTAGTGAAGAATGTAATCATATTATCCTCCTTGACATCGTTCATTAACATATCAAACGCAAAGATCGGATAGGTGTATAATGGAACTTGCAGTTCGGAATTACGACTTTTTATTAATTCAAAAAATCTATCATCAATCTCTTTAATTTTTCTACAATCCCAATCCACGAAAATAACTTCATCGAATTGTTTAAGTGCCAATCCAATACCCATTATCTTATGAATTAAACTCGTGTGATTAATAAATGTATGGTTATCGGCAATCGTGTAATCATATGGTTCTTCATCAATTAAAACACATTCATAACCTAAATTAGTTAACTTTTCTAGGTTATCTTTTCCCCAAACAAATACGGTCTCATTTAATTCATCGTTCTTTGCTTCGATGATTTGACTTTCGTATCGGTTAAAGTCACCCCATAATATTCTTATAAACTTCATATTAATAATTTATTTTGTGGTCTTGTGGTAACGTTAAACTTTGACCCACAATTACATTTCTCTCACCGTTAGTTGTTTGAGTCACATAGTGAGGATGAGTTATACCACCTGGGAATACAACCACGTCACCCTTATTTAATTTAATTGTAACGTCTTGTCTTGGGAATGTTAAAACTCCCCCGTTATATTCGTCCGATAGACATCCAACAGTTGTTAACCCACTAAAATCCCAATGTACATTATTTTCTGAATTACCAGAATTGTTAGGTGAGTAGTGAAGAAGAAAAACATCTCTCCATTTTGTTGAAACGTATTGTTTTATTTCTTTTATTGTTTGTTCACTAACGTTAAATCCTTTACCCGTTTTTAAATCGTAAATTTTAAAGTAGTCATCCATCATTAATGTTTCAATTTGACCATTCCAAAAATCATTAAATTGGTGGAATGTACTCATATCACATTCGTGAAGATTAATTCTATCCGTGGTTCCTGAATTTTTTCTTAGTGACAATAGATTGTTTATTAGTTCATTTGGTATAATGTCCTTAAATAAAAAAATGTCACAACCTAAGTTTATCATATTAAAGGTTTAATAATTTTAACACCGCCATCTTGTATATTGAAGTTAATTACTGACCTATATGTTTTACCATAAAAAGGTTTTACAGAATGTACAATATCGTATGGCCATAAAATTAACATACCCTTTTTAGGTCTGATAAAATGTGACATACCTCTAAGGTGAAAGGTGAAGACACCACTATATGGATGGTCAATTAAAGGTTCCCCGTCATTTAAATAATAACCCCCGACGAAACTAAGATTGGTTTCCTCTTCAGGTTGCCATCTACAATGGTTGTGTTGATTATGTCCTCTACCTGCTTCGGGGGAATAATATTGTATCCAACTTTCAGTGATTAGTGGGTTGTTGTTATGTGCCCTACCGATTTTATTTAATAAATCACAATAAGCATCATCAACTCTTTTTTTAATTTCCTTTACACAAGACTCATCTCTTTTTAAGAAATCGTTTGGTGGAACCGCAAATCTACTTCCAATTGGATTATATTCCGTCGGTTCAACCCACATATCTCTACGATTGTAATTAACTTGATAGGAGGACTGTCTTTCAACATCATATTGTTCAGGTAATTCTTGACCCATCAATTTTTGTTCAGGTGTCAATTCGTTAAGACCCAAGTTATAAACTTCATCGTGTAAATCGTGATCTGTAAATTCTTTCATATACACCGGAATAGGTGCTAAATGAAATATATTATCATTGTGCGTACGATGTAGTGGTTCGTTAAAATACATAAATTAATGGTTGTAGGTAAATGGGTCTCGTTTTCTTAATTCTTCAATTCTCTTTTTGAATTCTTTTTTCTTTTTATTTCTCTCAATTTTATTCTTGATGAAATCAATTAATCTCTTAAACATTGTTTTTCTTTTTTTCTATTATAAAATTATCAATAACCAATACATCCATATCCGTATCATAAAATGTATCAATCGCATCTTTTGGTGTTAACACCATTGTCTTATCTTTTATGTTAAATGATGTATTAAGTAATATCGGGTAACCAGATAATTTTTCAAACTCAAGTAATAATTGGTGAATCAACGTATTCTTATGTACGGTTTGAACTCTTGCAGTTCCATCTACGTGAGTCACCGCCTTTAATATGTTTCTATATTCTGTTTTAACTTTAACCACTTGATTCATATATGGAATATCATCGGTCATCTCAAAGTATTGGGTTTGTTTGTCCTTTATTACCATAGGTGCAAATGGCCTAAACCCTTCTCTCTTTTTAATAACTTTGTTTATCCTATCTTTCATTCCATCTACCGTTGGGTCAGCTAATATTGACCTATTACCCAAAGCTCTAGAACCGAATTCACAATGTCCTTGGAACCATCCAACAACCTTACCTTCATTTAATTTGTTAGCAACATATTCCATTAATTTTCTATCCGATAAGAATTTTCGATATCTCCTACCCTTGATTGCTCTTTGAATGTCATTATAAAAATACATTGGTCCCAAAAATGGACTTCTATTAATCTTACCGGACAATAATTTGTTTTTAACCATATAATGAACACAAGCACCAATGGCAGAACCCGCATCTGAAGGTGCAGGTGGAATCCAAACACTATCAAAGTGTGTTCTTTCAACTATCTTACCATTTGCAGTTCCGTTATATGCACAACCACCACTTAAACATAACCTACTATTGTTATCGATGATTTTAATTGCTTTAATAACTTGGAATAATATTTCTTCGTATCTCATTTGAACGGCAGCCGCCAAATCCATATGTTTATCTTCCAATTTCTCATCAGGAATCCTTGGTAACATATGTAATAGTTCACCTAGTTTCTCATTAAACATTATCCTATCGTCTCGATGCCAAGTGAAAATGTCTAAATTACATTCTAACTTACTATTTTTATATTTAATCAATTTCCTAACCTTATCGATGTACTTATCTGGATTACCGTATGAAGCTAATCCCATAACTTTATACTCACCCTCATTTGGTTTGAAACCCAAAAAGGCGGTCATTGCAGAATAGAATAAACCTAACGAATGTGGGTACTCAGCTAAAGAGGTGTATTCAATTTCATTGTTTTTTGCAACACCTAATGACATTGTATCCAATTCACCAACACCATCTATTGATAAACAAGTTGCCGAATTAAAATGTGACGTATAAAATGAATAGTAAAGATGTGACTCGTGGTGTGTTGAAAAGAACACTTTGTCGGAAAACTCCGGAAGAGTTTTATTTATTTCTCTAATGGTTTTTTTTATGTTAAAGTAGGACTTAATTGAGTAAAATGGTTTTTTAAACCATATAGGTTTTATGTTAGATTTTACCCTTTCTAATTTAAGTAAGGGGTCTTCATAATAACAAATCGCCTCAACATCCTCTTTTCTTATTTTAAATCTCTTGAAGATGTAATTTAATGTGTTGGTTGGGAATGAACTATCGTGTTTAATCCCTGTAAATTTTTCCTCCTCGCAAGCGAAAACCAATTCACCATCTTTGAATAAACAAGCGGATGAGTCGTGATAAAATGCGGATATACCTATGATAAATTTTTTCACTATAATATTGTTGTTTTTATTGTTTTATCCCAATCAATAAGATTGTTCTTTAAAGTTGAATAATATCTCTTACTGATGTTATCAAATTCATTTTCACTTGGGAATAGTTCGTTTATTTTTATGATGTACTTGTACCCATTAAATCTTTGAACTATCATTTCTTTGGTTAAAAATAGGATTTGTTCCATATTCTTATACCCATTTAAATGTATTATTTCGTTGAAATCGTAGTTCACCATATTATATAACTCCCTTTCACTATTAATTAAACGGTGTTTTCCGTTAAAATTCATCTTGAATGGGTATGTGGGTTTTATGAACTCATCCTTTTCATTTTCAACGATAAACTTATCCTCAGTATTAAATAAATAGACGTGTTCCTCATCTTTTTTACCACTTAACATTCTTATTGTGGATGGTATTAATAATTGTTCGATAATACAGGCATTATAATAATTGGAATCAAAATGTTCCATATTAGTTTTATATATATCCAAACAATAATCCGTCGATTCTTTAATTAATTTATAATCAGTACCTCCAAACACGCAAAAATTAGGGATGTCAAAAAGTGTTATATTTTTCTTTAATTCAGGGGACAATTTATCACCTATTTTATAAAGATTAGTTAGGTATGTTTTATGTAATTTCTCAACCTCACTGTAGGTACCATTACCAACGGGCATATCGGGATATGAATAAAAAACATCAATATCATCCAACTTATTTTGGTCAATGTTATAAATGAACGTATCCAAATCAAGATGGATAAAAGGTTCGTCCTGTATTGAAAACGTAATTAGTTTTGGTATTGAGAAGGTTTTATAGTTGTAATCATCAAAAGGTTCCGTTATGATTTCTTTATACGGTATACCGATGTGTTCTACAATTTCTTTAACCTTTTTTGTTGTGTACAATTTAATCCCATCAAAAAACACATTTGCAAGTAACGTCGATAGCAACATATTGTAAACTAATTGTTTATCTATGTTGTCGTTTTCATTACAAGGTGCATATGTGTGAATTGCTACCATTATTTTCTTTTATTACCGTAATAAATTGTGTCAGGATTATTTCTTTCTCTCCAAGGATCTAAAACAACACTCCCAATCGGGAATTCAGTTTCATTAAAGACGTTTCTATGACCCAAAAGGTAAATTGCTGGTCCATCAATATCATCAAACTTTACATTTAATGGTTCCAAATAATGGGCAATTAACTTAGTATAAGAACCGTCAGTATAAGGAACGTGAGGTTTATAACTTTCACCCATAATAATGATTGGTAAATTATGTTGGTTACTTAACCCCATTAATCGACTTGCAATATTTTTGGCTTGTACTTCTCTTGATTTCATAATCGAATCGAACAAGTCATAACCTAAATCGTATTCTTTGGCCATATGTCTTAGTGCAATGTTATCTCTAGGGTGACAAGAACCTCCATCACCCATACCTGCCTTCATATATGCAGGACCCGTGACTCTATATGTACTTCTTTCCAATGCACCTGTCACAACGTCGGTATCAATATTACCGTTTTTTTCGGCCACGTCTTGAATCATATTAACCACCGAAATCTTAACAGAAATAAATGTGTTATAGAATATTTTTATAGACTCCGCTTCATCCCAAGTACCGATTTCATATCTCGCATTTGGGTTAATGATAGTCTTATAATAATCAACCAATATTTTGGCGTCAGTTGTTTCTGAACCATCTTCAGTTCCGATGATAACCATTTCAGGATTAACAAAATCATATTTAACAGTACCCATAGCAATAAGATATGGATTATATATGAAACGATAGTTTTTAACTAAAGGTATAAATTCCTTTCTTGTTGTACCAGGAAGAACAGTTGAAATTAATACTACCAATTGTTCCTTTGTACAATGATTATTCAACTCCTCTAAAATGTTCTTTACAATATCGTAATTAAAATCTTTAGGTGAAAGGTGTGACGTTGGTAGTTTACCATCGTATAATGGGTCGTGTGGTGTTGGGACAGCGATAAAAATCAATTCTTTCCCCTCACATAACTCTTTTAGGTTTGATTTCATAGGAAATCCCGTGTTAGATATTTCGTTAACATCATAACCTTCAACATTATGTTTTTCGGACATTACCTGAGCAACATCCAATCCTAATTTACCAATACCAATAAATCCAATATTCATTCTACTTATCTTTTATTTTATCCCAAATTTCAGTTAGGATGTTTTCAATTTTAGTTGAGTTTGCGTGTTGGTCATAATTCAAATCGTATAATTTTTTAAAATGTTCACGATTAAATTGACAAACCTCTCTCATCTCCTCCCTTATTTTTTTTAGTTCGTCATTCGACATATCAGAAAATTTCTTAAGTTCGGAAACTATCTTACAACATCTTATTTCTCTATCATCTATGTCGTCATAACTCTCGTCAATCCATCTATCAAATGTTTTGTAACCTAATTCTTTCAGATATTTTAACGTACCCTTATTACCATAAACTAAGAAAGGATGTCCAACCATAATAGGTTTCCAAATCTTCTCGGAAAGAAATAATGTTCCATCATCCACTAACGTTTCCGTTAATAGTGATATGAATGTTTTTTCATAATCTTCCTTGGTAATGTTTATAGCTAAATTATAGTATAAATCGTACTTGGAATCAATGGTAAATGGTGAATTGTTAACCAAAAAGTCATTTTCTGATGGTAACGCACCCATTAATGGTCCCTGTAATTTATAAAGACTAATTAAACCTTTGTCAAATAGGTTAGTTCTAATTAGTTCAATTGCCAATCTAATTCTATGTTGTCTTGGTTGTCTATTGTAAGAAAGGAATAATCGTTTTTCATCTATTGGTTTAAAGTCGACTATTTCCTCATTGTACTTGTTCCAAGGTTCAAAATAATGTAATCCTCTGGCTTCGATACCTAAATTTCTTGTCTTTACAATTTCTTCACTTAGTAAGTTACCACAAACATAGTAAACCGAACCTTCAGGTAGGTTACTTTTCTTTCTCCAATCTTCAATAATTTCAAAATCGTAATTACCCCTTGTTCCCGAATAACCTTCATAAGGTAGAAACAACACAATCATACTCCTACCGTTTCTAACATCATTTAGATAATTTTCAGAAATACAAGAAAACCCTAATTGAATATTCTTTTTAAAAAACTCACTATCACTAACGTTAATTATGTATATGTGTGGTCGACCATTTATCTTATCTGAAGTTAGATATTCAATCTTATCGGAATAAGGTGCGGTGATTGTTCTTTTAAACCCATCTAAATTAAACATATCCCCATCCTCGGAAAATAATGTCCAATTCGCCCACATTAATGGTAAATGTAGTTGTTTTAATTCTTTTAAATACCAAGTTTTGGATGAACCGTTAGGTCTATAATAATTTAATATCGAGTCCCAATCCTCCAGACTGCAAATAATTTTTTCCATATTTTTTTACACAGTGTTCCACAATTTCATATGCGGTTTTTTTATGATCTACACTTCCAGGGTGTAGTAAATCTCTAGCGGTATTTGAAAACGGAAAATAGTCGGGTAATTGTCCATAATGTGCTGAAGGTTCAAAAAATGACCCATCAAAGTATTTGGTTTTATCTTCCCATATTGTTCTCATCGCTTGGACAATATTAAAGAACGTTACATTCTCGTGTCCTTTATCCTCATAAAAATTATCAAATAATTTTTTATATTTTGGTGAGTTAACGTCGTGATTGTTTGTTATATGGTTCCATAAACCAATATGATACAATTCACTATCACCGTAATATGGTAATCTATCCATACCAGTCCATAAAGTAATTAATGAGTACGGATTACCGTATCTTCTTTTCATAATTAAACTAGTGTCTAATATGAATTGATTTGACGCTCCCCCAACTCCTAAATTAATTACATTTCTTCCAGTAATTTCTGATAGGTAATGTGTTATGGTTTCATCGTCACTAACACCAACACCAAAAACACAAGAACACCCAATAACAACTATCGAATTTTTCCAATCGTGAACATTAAATTCGGGTCCCCTATAACCTAAACTATTTAAAGTATATTCGACTTTTTTGGTTTTATAATGCCAATCTTCTGGTGTTTTTTTAAACGATTCTTTTAAATTAACCTCATTATCTCCCATATAATATTCGTAAACACCAAATTTACCATCCGGAAGATACTGTTTTAAAAGTTCTGTTCCGTCTTTAAAATATTTTGGGAACTCTTTACCTTGGTCCCACACATATTTGC